GTTGTAACCATTCTAATGTGCTTAGATCGGGTCTATCAGTATTTGTTCCATATTTCTGTAATCCACGAGCTTCTCGTTCACGTAACTGTCCTATGACTTTTTCAACATTGCTATCTTTCATATTATCTCCTTTACCAATTTTCCGCTTGTTCTGCCTTACGTATTGCCTTGTGATGGTCTTTCACTCTCTGTTTTGCTGCTTCTTCTCTCTTGAGTTTCTTCTTGAGGGAAGGTTTCGTATAGTGTTTTCGTTTCTTCAACTCCACGAATAGTCCCTCATTGATAAGTTTATTCTTTAGTTTCTGTATTGCTCTCTTAGGGTCTTGTCGCGGCCCTATCTTTATTGTAATCATATTAATTTTTATTTATTATTGTTAAGTGAAAAGAAAAGAGCCATGTGTCCGTCCTTGGCCTTCGATGTTTCATGCGGGCGATGTGAATCGTCATAGAAGTGGTTCCAAAATACGCGGATTATCAAAGCTTCAAATCGGCGGGATTACATACTACTCTCACATTTCATGATTAACATTGGGTACGTACTCCATAAAGGATGTTTCCCAAACTTCCACACATAACATTCCTACCTCAGAGCCACAATTGGGGGGATTACCCCTAGCAGAGCGGTCATGAACCGATACTATCTCTGAACCAATACCTTTCCAATACCTCAGAATGTTTAGGCTCTTATTCCTTCATGATTATATATTAGTCATAATTTTTGTTGTTTCATTAGATCTATAAATCCGTAAGCAATTCCTAACCAAATAGCAGAGAGCAGAATATCTCCTCCCATCCATCCTATACAATATAATAAGAATGCTCCTATAACGTATCTCATAATGTCTGGATCGCAAATGTATAAATACCTCTGTTAGAGGGAAATAAAAAAAAGAAGTAAGATTAAAAAAACAAGCACTGAAAAAATATATAAACTAGAAAATAGAATAAACACATTAAAGCAATCCATTCCATCTGCATCCAATGTCTGAAAAGTTTTCTTCTCAAGAAACCTCCCTTTTGTGAGTTTTAATCCCACAAGTCTTTGTCCCAATCTTTGTGAATGTGTGAGGCAAAATGTTCTCTTGCCTTTAGTTTTCCTGACTTATCACGTTTCTTTTTTCCTAGTTCATCTCTTGCAGCCATTCTGCGAGCCGATGCACTTCTATTCAAGAAACTAGGACCATTCCATATTGCACTAAATCCAATGCCCATATTAACCTTTTTTCATATATAAATTATTGCTAAAATCTCACCAATTATTATTCCCATGATCACTGCTGTTAGTATCCACAGGGATATTTTCATTAGTAGAAATCTCCGTTAAGGGTTATTCCCAACCCACTTCCTCTTCTGCTTCTGACAAAGATATCTGTCTGTCATGGGCATAAAGTTCGATGTATTTTGCTCTGTGTTTTGCTCTTTCAGTTTTATTTGTATAATGTTCACAAAACCTCGCTATGCCTGGAATTACAGGAAGTTTAGGTCTTGTAGTATCACCTACTATATCATCCTTTCCCCATTTTTCACGAAAGACTCTATGAGCGTTGGCCGGTTTACTACAACGAACACCTTGTCCGATACCTACCATCCATTTCATGTAATGACAGTTCCAACAACATTTATAGTCTTTAGGAATGTCATGTCTATTATGTAAATTGTATTCAGTTTCACTCATGGTGTGTTTTAATTCAATAGGTCTGGTTCATCTTCTTTTTCTAGAGCGTCTTTGACCATCTTTTTTACTGATAGGTCTGCCATTTTCTTAGCATGTCGTATAGCAACTTCTATCAATTTATCTTCATTATAAGGTCTGTTTGCTTGGATTTGTATTGCTAATTCGATAGCTTCTTCTGGTCTATCTAACCATTCTCCGTGCCAAGTTCCTATAACCTTAAATTTCCTCGGCTTATCATAGACAATATCTGACTCATCAGGTGCCCACCAAAGATGTAATGCTCCAATATATCCCAACTCATCAGGCGCCTCAAACCCTTGTATAATATGATTCACACCTATAGACTGTAGAAAGGGAAACTCTGTAGAGTTGTAAAACTTATATCGAAATTGAGTCTCCATCGCAATACGGAGTTCATCTCTTTGTCTTGGTTCCATTGGAAGATAGAAGTTTTTCCCAGATTTCATAATCTTTTTTATAAAACTCTTTTATAAACTGTTTTGTATAATCTGTAATATTATGAGACAGCTCTTCTGAAACATTATCATAATTAAGTGAGGCATTAGGATAAACCTTTTGGATATCCTGAGAGATATTTTCATATTTCAAAATCAAAATATCATCCAAACCTTGAATCCAATAATTTTGAGGAATCCACGATTCATGCCATAACTCTACACCCCTCTCAAGTAATCTTGCTATTCCATTGATATCAAGTTTTTTACATATATCATAGTCCTTATGAATTCCAGCAATATCTGGATGCCAAAATGACTTCTCCATAGAAGCATAATTATATGATGATATAAATCTTTTTAAGGGGTCACGAAATACACAAAACTTTTTGTATTTGTTAATCATCCAATAACTATTCAAACGTTTATAATCATCCCAATTATGATGACCAATATAATTCATCTCAAAAGATCGTAGAATAGAAGTTCCTGCGTTTCTAGGAATATGAATGAAAATTATTTCATTTTTATAATCAATCGGCATTAATCGTTTGTTAAAGTTGGTTCGCCTCTATCGAAAAATTTCCAACCACCTCTGCAGGGCATTCGTTTTCTTTCAGCATAAGCCCTATCGGTGTATACTTTCATGTCACTTTGACACTCTGCAAAAAATGGTGTCATCCCTGATGGCCATTTAGATTTTGTAGATGTACATGAAACTAGTATTGTTGTCAAAAATATCATTATTACTGTTGATATTTTCATACCTTGTAATAAACTCCTGGTTCGTGTGTATGTACATGAGACTGTTTACAAGAGAGTTCTTTTTCTCTGTCAAGTAACATGTACTCTATTTTTGTTGGTTCCATCACTCTAAGCTGATGTAATACTTCAGCGGTGGAATAATTTGCACAAGAATAGACATCACACTGCACCAGAGATGGGTCTTCTTCATCCCATATATGAATAGAGATGTGAGATGTTTCAATCATCACAACTCCCGTTACTCCACGATTACCTTCCTTGGTCACGTACTTGGCGTACGGCCCTCCAACGATATTCATGTCTATTGTCTTTACTAAATTACGCAGCCATTTCTTCAGATCCTTTTCTGATTTTAATGGATGACTCACTTCTGCCCTAATAATCATATGCTTATGGAATATGTTATCGGGCATTTTTAGTTTATATTCCCCTGTTTTTTTGCTTTTTTCTTCTTAGTCTTTAGTTTTTTCTTAGCAATTTTTATTTCTTTGGGTTTATGTTTGATTTCTTCTTCTACAGTATCTTTGGATATACCAAAAATATTCTTAAACTTTGCAATAAGTTGCTTCATTCCACTATCTCCTCGATTGTTATTTTTAAAGGGTATTGATTTTCTTTTGCTAATTCGGCTGTCTCGTATGCTTTGGTTTCGGCTATCTCAAGCCTATATATTCCCGCAACGCCCATACCTTCTTTGTGTACACTCAACATAATTCTTTCAGCTCGGTCAAATGGATGATGAAAGACTTCTTGTAAAGCATACACCACAAATTCCATTGGTGTATAATCATCATTGTGTAAAATCACAGCGAACTTACCAGGCTTTTGTGGTTTTTTTCTTTTCTTAGACTTCGGAGGTTCTTTCGTTATTACCCCCTCCTCATCATTAGGCGTCTGGTCCTCCGCCACATCCAAATGTTTCATATCTTACTTGTGTCCATAATTTATCATCATCATCATATTTCATTCGTATCATATTTCCTTTACTGTCACAATGATGTGAATATATTGAATCATTTATTTCAAAAAATCCTGCGTTTCGTAACCCTTGTAATTTTTCTTTAGGTAAATATTGTGATGCAATTACCCACTTAGGCGGATATTCTTCTTGTTCCACTGCTGCACAAGAAGTCATTAAAAGAATAATCGTAAATGTTAATATTATTTGGATTAAATTGAGACAAACTAAATCTAAAATTACTACTTCTTTTTTGATTTGACTCGTACAAAATATGTCGTCCATCCGCCCTTTGATCTTTTTTTTGCATTTGGATCATGCTGGTGAATCAGCTGTCCATGATTATCGTATCGTAGTGTAAGGAAAGTTTCTAGTTCAAAGTCTCGTTGGTGTTCAGGTAAAATTAAGTATTCAAGTTTTTCCTTGCTACTTACCTTGACCACGATATCTTTTCCATCCGTGTCTTCTATTTTTGTGTTTTCCTTTTGGTTTTGAATTTTTCGATTTTCCTATACTAGTTCGTTTCGGTTTTACTATTTTTCGATAAACAAAACTCGCCCATCCTTTTGCTTTTGCCATCTTATGTTACATCTCTTTCCCATCGGGGATTTCCCTCCGAATTCTGTCTCATAATCATTTTCTTTACTCCGCAATGAGGACAAGACATTAGGTGAACGGGGCCATACAACATATCTGTTGCATGACTCCACCAATTTTTACATTCTCCACAGACAAAATGATATATTTTTTCCATCGTAAATGAATGATGTTTTTCCATTCTTACTCCTATTATATCATAATAGTACAAGGAAGTCAAGTGTTTATTAATTTAATATGTGTGGTGTTTCTTCTGATATGGGACCGTAAAGGTCATTCCAAATTGTTGAAAAAACGGCATCCACTTTATCTCGTTCTAATATTAAAAAGTCACCAAAGCTGTCGATGATTAAGTAGTTACCACCTTCCGTAAATTTGCGGATGAGGTATTCATTTGACACGCCAAGGTAATCTGTCAAATCAATAATTTCTTGATAATTTTTTATATTCATTATATATTTATATTAAGAAAAAGGCTTTTCCTTCTTGTGAAATTCCCTTTGTGAAGCTGACATTGGAATAATCTCATCTCTAGCCTGCCAAAACCCACCATGATAAGCTTCTTGTATTCTCCAATTAGCTGAAATTATTATTCTTTCTTTGTCATCGTGCATGTGTGGGGGTGCTCTGTGTAAGATGTGGGCGGGAAATATAACCAATTTACCAACTTCAGATTGAATAAAAATATCTGGATCACCTGATAGTTGGTCAGGAGCATAAAATTGTGTTACTCCAATATCAGATAGGTATAAAACTGAAGACATATTGGGGCCGACAGTCTCATAAGGATGGGGATTATGTTGGTGAGTTTCATGATATCCCTTCTTTGCATAAATTGCTGTCCAATATGCAATAAGATGAACATCTAAGTGAGGCTTCCAGTAATTACAAACTTCCTCTGTTAATTTATTATATTCATCTAACGTTACTGAACCAGCATGATCTGTCCAATAATCATCCACTCTATCTTCAGGATCTTTTGCATACTCATTTAAATATTTCCATTTTATTGCTTCTTTTTTAGCATTTACTTCTTCTAGAAGTGGGCGGATCTCATCTTCTGTCCAAATAAACTCATGAAAAAGGGTAGGAAAATATTCTATCGTCTTCCATTTCATTTTACCTCCCAAAAAGGTTTCAATTTACTTCTTTTATCACGTTCAATGATCAGTTTTCTTGCTTCTTTATTACGTTTATTCCACTCTCTTGCCCGTTGTAGAATAACCTCTTTATTTTTCTTATAGTATTCTTTTAGGTATTCTTTTCGGTCTTCATCATGTTTCCATTTCTCAGCAAGACGATCTTTGTTCTTTTCATAATACTTTCGATTAGCAATTTTCTTCCGTTCTTTATATGTATGCTCATTCATAACATTCCTTCTGCACCACATTTTGCGATGAAATAGGAATCCACTAGATCACTAATCGGATTTATTACTTTTGTTGCTTTGGGAGTTAATCGTTCTTTGAGGTCTGTGGGGGTCAACAGTTCACCGACAAAAGCTTCATACATTTGTTCTTTATTTGCATTACCCTTACCTGTCGCAAACTTCTTGATTACTGTAGGGGGATAAGTAGTAAATGACATCTTTCGTTTCCACATTTTGTGTTTTAGTACTGAGGTGTTCTCATATATAGGCGCCCTGTTAGAAGTTACTCCATAAGCATAACCTTCTAGATACACCTCACTACATCCTTGTATTAATGATATGACCCAAGAGGAAAGACCATCGTGCCTCTCCTCTTGTGTGTCCCATTTGGGATACAATTCAGCCCTTATGTTATCTATCCCACACCCGGCGGCAAGTTGTTGTTGTTTTTCATTATTAGATAGATAATATAAAGTACAGCTATCAAAGTCAAAATATCCACCATCTTCTTCCTCACTATAAATACAAATTGCTGGTGAAGTTAATGAATAATCAATCCCAGCTATCTTCTTCTGATTCATTTACTTCTCCGGTTTCACTATCTACCTCAAGGTAATGTCCACAAAAAGCACACATTTCTAACCCTGAGGTATCTCTTACTAAAATTTCATATTCTTTGTCACACCCATCACACATTATATGTATTGTCGCATCTCCATCGTTCCAGAATATATCTACTGGCATATTTCCATCTCCTGCCTCTTACTTTTTTTCTTGATTCATCGGTGGTGCCAAAGGAATTGAAGCGGCCTTTCCCCCATACATTTTATCTATAGGAACAGGAAATATTTTTAGAGGAATATCATTAACTGTTATAAATCGTTTATCTCTAAGAATATTAATACTGATTGAAGCACCAATTTTATATTTCCTCAATTCGTTAGCAAATTCTACATCATTGTTAGTAGGAATATTATTAACTCCTATTATCGTATCCCACGCTTTTAATCCTTTAGGTAGTGGACTATCTGGTTTATTTTTATCACTTATCATTAAACCAAAAGTGTTCGGGATTGATGTATTTATACTAGGATTATCTTTGAATATTTTATCTCTTTGGTTAGATTTTCCAAATAAAGGAATAATCATAACTCCTAGTGCTGGGCGATCTACTTTTCCCCTTTCTAACATCACAGCAAGTGATTCTTCTGCGACATCTGCCCTAACTGCTAATCCTACTCCTGCATTTTGATTTGTCCTAGATACCATCAAGGTTGCAATTCCTACGATTTCACCCTTCTCATTAAATACAGGTCCGCCAGAATTTCCTTTATTGATTGCAGCATCTACTTGAATTGAGTTGATATAAGGATGTCTTGCATATCTTTCTGTACTAGAAATGATACCTTTTGATAGACTCCATGCCATTCCCATTGGATGACCAAAGGCGAATACTTCTTCCCCTGAATATATGTCCTCATCTTCAGCAAACTTTAAGTAAGGAACTTTTCTTTCTAGTCCAATTACTTCAAGTAGAGCTAAATCGGCTAATGGGTCTCTACCAATTATTTTTACTTTATATTCTCGCCAGTCATTTTCATCCCAATAATACATATTAAGTGTCTTTTGTCCATACACACAATGAAAATTAGTCAATATATGACCTTGTTCATTGATGACTGTTCCAGAACACAATGCATTTTTGGCGTCAACAGGCGGATTTTCTAATGTATTTAACGATAGTAATACTACCGACCTTCTCACCTCTTCTATGACCTCTTTGGTGATGGCTTGTACCGAAACACCAAAGAATATTAATATAGAAAAGCATAACAAAAAGAAACGTGTAAACTTTTCCATTTTTTCCTTGTTAAAAATTTAATAAGGGTGTATCTGTAGGCAATTCCTTTGGTTGCTCGGGTAATGAGTCTGATTTCCCAGAATTGTCATTAGGTAGTACATCCTCTATCTTTTGATCAATATCTTTCGATTTCATTGTGTCCAAGTCTTCCATATTAAAATTAGGATCTAATACAATTAATCCCGCTAAAGTACCATGTTCTCTGATACACTCTACAGATTTTTCCATAAACTTGTTAGGAAGTTTCTGTGGATTCATTGGATCATCCTTATTGAGCATATCAACATACGGCGTATATCTATATTCTGTCCTGAGTTTATCCAGTACACAAAAACAATGAATTGTCATTGCTCTTGCAATAGGATATGGGGGCGCCTGATTCAAAAGGTTAGGATTCCCCATTGCAATCCATCTCACAGTTCCTTGATAACAT